TTGTTGTGATATTCCTCCGTGTAATGATAATATTTCTTCAACACTTTCCATTACAGAACCTTAAATCCAGTAGCATAGCCAGAGTTTAACATATTGTATTCTTTAGTAAATCCATCAGACTTTTTAGACTGTATCATAGCCATCTTTTCATCTGCTTCTGTAAATCTATACATATTAATATCTGAAATAAATCTTGCTTGAAATCTTCTTGCAGCCATAACTGTAATGTAATATCTTAGTGGGTGTGGTAAAGTTTCAAAGTCTAAATTCCAAACTACTTGACAAGCAACTGGCTCTTCAAATACTCTTGATTGCCTATCTTTGTCATATAGTTTCCAGTCTCTAATAATTATATTTTCACCTAAAACATTTATATCTAATACATGAGGTGGAATGTTTATATATCCTTCTGTATCAGGAACAAATTCATAATCATCATCTGTGTTTATATCCCAACCTTCTGACAAGATAAATCTTTTTGCTTCTATAATTGCTTTACTTGCTAAATCTGCTTCTAGTACATTGTCAATATCTTCAAGTGTGCTAATTGGTAATTCACCAATAGTTTCTAGCAAGATATTAATTGAGTCAACTAGGAAATGCTGAGAGTCATATTGTTCTTCTATTGCCATAATATTTCCTTTTAAAATTGTAAGTAATTACAAGAACCAAGTGGGAGAACGAAGAAAGAGAACACTTGGCTCATGTAAAAACTCAGGGGAGTTAACCCCTAAGATTTAAAATTAAGCTTGAGTAGATGATGCAATAGCAACAACACACTCTGGTCTTAATACACCACAACCAGTTTTATATCTTCCTGAGATTAATGTTGCAAACTTATTAAAGTCATAGTTAACTTCAGTTTTAACATCTTGTAAAATAGCATAACCAACAGCTTCTCTAGTGAATACAAATGCTTGTAATCCTTCAATGTTTGTAGCAGCATCTAAGTGATTAGTTTCATACACTTTAGCTCCACCAACCATACCGATTACACCAGTATCCATACCACCATTGTTAGCCGTATAGTCTTTGTTGATAAAATCAGATTGTGCTAAATAAGCAGCTGAGATTGGGTCAACAGCAACCATTTTTTCTTCCATGTTATCAACTTTTTTAAGTTGTGCAACAGCTTCCATGATAGACTCACCTAAAGCATTACCTTTAGCTTTAGCATTAGCTCCACCAGTAATATCTGTGTTAACAATAACAGATGGTGCATCAGGGTTTCCTGCTAATCCAGTAGCTTCAGCTGCTTCACCTAATTTAGAAACAATTGTATAATCAATTTTTTGAGCTAATACAGAACCAATCATGTTAGTGATAGGGCTTCTTACATCATATTGTGCAACTTTTTCTTCAGCTTCATCAATTCTTCTTGCATCATAGATGATATCATTTAATGGAATTAATCTTTCATCCATTTTTACTGGGTTAACAGAAATGTCTGTACCAACAGCTGTATCTGCACCAGTTCTACCTTGTGTTAATGCTAAAGATTGGTCATCTTTACCACCAATAACAAATTGACCTGCATGACCTGACTCTAAGTATTGAGTATAAATCAATGGTAAAAAAATATTTGTTCTATCGAACGACTCTTTGATTTCTAGGAATACATCTCTTGATAATGTGTTAGTAGATGTAGCACCAGTTAAAATTTGTCCTGCTGACATTGTAAATCCTTTTGTTTAGTTTTCTTTATATGTTTAATCTTGGTATTGGTTAAACCTAAAAGTCGCTAAACAACATAGGACAAACTTAACTCATGCTCATCTTATTGTCAGTTTCTAGTTAGGCTTAACACCTAACCTTTAGATTATTAATGTAATCATAATTATTCTAAGCTTAAAATAAACTTATACCAAATTACTTCTATTTAATTTTTCACTAATCTTTGCATGATAAGATGATTGCTGTGAAGATGGTAGCTTTCTCATGTATCTCATATCTGCTTGATACTCAGACATACTTTTATAAGCACTTGATTTACCAGAAGTAGATGTCTGTGTAACTATTCTTCTATCTTGAACTTCAGGAACATTACCAGATACTTCTTGATACTTTTGTTTAAGAGCCATAAGTGCAATATCAGCAGTTTCAGGATTACCTAATAATGTTTTAAATCTTTTAGCTTCAGCCTCAGATACACCTTCTTTAACTGTATCAACCATATTAAAATAAGTTTCTTTGCCACCTGCCATTTCATATATAGAATTAACAGATTCTTTTTGTTTGTAAAACTGTAACTCTAGTTCAGCTTTAGACATACCCATTTCTTCAGCTTTAGCAAATGCTTCATCAGAAATAGCTCCATCATTTAATGCTTGTTCTAAAGTATTTGATAAAAACTCTTGCTTAACTTGAACTTCTTCTTGTTGCTTTTCAACTTTAATCTCTTGCTCTTTAGTCTGAGACTTTTCATCTTTAAGCTTTTTAATGTACTCTTCTTGTTGTTTTAACTTCTCTTGTAAATCATCAAGTGTTGGTTCATTTGCCTCTTCTTCAGCTTTATCAGACTCTAACTTAATTTCATTTTCTTCAACAGCAGTAGGTTCAATTATTTCATGCTCTACTGCTTCGTTTTGTATTTCTGTGTTCTCCATTATGCTTCCTTAACCAATAGTTCTTTTAAAGATTTAGTAGATTGATTTTTTTTATATTCAATTCCTAATCCGTCTAATGCTTCCATTACTTCTTCTCTCTCTGTTTTAACTTCAGGCTCTAAAACCTTTGGTTTACCATTTCTCTTATTAAGTACATACTTAACTAAACCTTCTTTATTACCATTCTCATTATAGTCTTTCAACTCTTCTCTTGTAATTGAAATTTGCATTTATTCTCCTCTATTTGCAACAGATTTACCAAGTGCATCAGCACCACTATTCATTAATTGTTGTTGAGCCATAGCATCTTGTTGTGCTTTAGCTTCAGCCTGAATCTCTTTCTCAGTTTTAATTAAACCTTCAGTATCAATACCTTCATAAGAAGCATATCTAGTAACTAATTCTGGTTCTTTAATCCATCTATTTAATTGTAAATTAGCAACTCTCATCATGTAGTTATCAAGTTTTCTGGCTTCAATATTTCTACCTAGTGCATCTAATCCAGTAATTACATTAACATCTATTGCTTCAAATTTTATCTTTAATTCTCTCATTAAATGCTTAATTAACCACTTAGTAAACTTAGCAGATAGAATCGAATAAATACCTGATTTGTTTTCATCTAATGCTTGAGCATCTGTTCCTACTTCAGTAGCAGTTACTCTTTCTCTTCCTTCATAACTTGCACCGTGTTTAGACATAAATGCTCTATCTAACTCAGCTTTTAAATCTCTTTCTTTTTGTGCAGGTATTTGAAAGTCATAATTTTTATTGGCTTTAAATGTACCTATATCTTCTTCTCTACCATCAACTACTGCACCATTAGAAGAGTTAGCAATATCTGACTTTTCAGTTGTACCCAATGGATTAACCAGTACTACCATTTTAGCAGCTACAATAGAACCTTGAACTAATACTTTGTTAATATTTTCATAGTCAATAATTGTACCTAAATGCTCTTCAGCCATTGGTCTATGATATAAGTCTCCATTTTGTAAAGTCCAACCTAAATATGTATAAGGTAAAGCATCTAGTTTATATGTAATTTCATTTCCAATTATTTCAGAACCAATAGATTGAACTACAGTCCATTTATCTTTATGTCTAATACACATAGTATATAACTCAACAGTATCTTCATCTTTATATTGCTCATAGTCTATACCGTCAGGAACTTCTAGTGGGTCAATCTCTTCTCTGATTACATACTTTAAAGGCTCTCCCATTGAGTCAAGCTTAACTACAAAGTTTCTTAGCGAATGGTATCTGATACCTTTTCCTTCCATTTTTTCACATACAACAGCTTGAGTTGAAATAATAGCTTTAACCATAGGGTTAAGCATATCTCTAATTCTTTGATTAGCTAATTCTTTATTAACAGCAACCATCTGAGAACCTAGTTCTGCCATAATCTTACTTCTTGCATCACTATTGCCTTGAGTAATCTGTGCTAAAGCATCTTTATCTGGCTCAAATTTAAAACTAGAACCTGATGGAGGTAATAAGGCTAACGTAATGTCTGAAGCTAATGAACTAATTAAAGTTGAAGTATATCTTGAACCATAACTATCTTCTAAATCAGATTGTTCATTTGCTGACTCAATTGGAAACATAGATGGAATAGTATATTTAGCTAAAGTTTCTGCTCTATCTTCATATGGCTTTCTATAAACAGATAATTCTTCGTATAATTCTTTAGGATTTATTTGATTTTCTTCCATATTAGAATCCTAACCCAGTTCTGCTCGAAGAAGAACCGAAAGAAGTTTTTAATTGCCTTGGTTTTAGCAAATCATTAGAAGACTGTATACTTTCTGTATCTTCTGCACCATAAACTGTTGTAGCTTTCTCTGAAAGTTGTCCTTGCTCAATATTCATTTGTCTTTGTCTTGCATTTGCTTCATCTTCTTGTTGTTCTTGAAATGCTCTTGTTCTTTCTGCTTCTGCTTCTTGAGCTGCTCTTTGTTTTTTGGCTTCTTTCTTCTGAGTTTCTGCTGTATATACTGCTGAACCAACTACTGCACCTGCTGCTACTACTGCTGCTACTGCCATTAATGCTCCTTATAAACATAATCTGGTAAGCTTCCTAAATTTTCTCTATATCTACCCTTGTGAGGAAGCAAGTCAAGGACGATATGTACTCTATCAGTATACCCATTGTTAAATACTCTATGTGTATTAAGATTATTTACCTCAACAATAGCACCTTCTTTTAAGTTTCTCTGTTCTCCATTAATATCAAACAGAACATTATCATTAGTTTTACAAACAATATGTATCCTATGACACTTATTATACAATGCTATATTTTTACCACCTCTGTAATCATCGTCATCTTTATGACTTTCTATTCTTCCACCTGACAATAAGTTTATAATACATAAAGACCTTAACTCACAAAACATATAACCATAATGTTTTTCAACTTTACTTATAGTTTCTTCTATAAATGAATAGTATCTTCTAATAATATCTTCATTTGAAGCACTTTGTCCATCTGTAAACATATCCCATAGACCAAATATTGTTCTTGTATCAGTATGTGGAGTACCTTCTAAACTATCTCTTACACTTCTTTTTGTAAAGTCTTCTGTATTAATAGCACTTTTTAAAGTATCCAAGTCTTTTATGTAGCCAATATCAACATAATTACTTTCTATCATCATAGGTCAATC